AATGGAGAAGAATACAAAGTACAAATCGACAAGCCTATTGAATGTATCGGATGTGGCAGCTGATTTAAAGGCATTAATTATACTATTTATACTAAACAAACTAAAATAAAAGACTATGGGAAAGACGAATTTATATAAGGCACTAGCTAACTTTCAGCAAAGCGTACCAGTAATTCACCAAAACACAAAAGGATATGGTTATACTTATGCTAATCTGGCTAAGATTTTTGAAACTATTAACCCTATAATGAAAGAGAATGGGTTAGGGTTTACTCAGTTGTTAGGTAATAACGACTTAGGGTTTACAACAATTACTACAGTTGTATTTCATGTAGAAAGTGGTGAATATATTGAAAGTACTATGGTAATACCTAACGACGTTAACTTAAAAGGTATGAATGAATTTCAAGTAATGGGGTCAGCTATCACATATTACCGTAGATACTCTTTAAGTGCTATTCTAGGTATTATTACTGATAAAGATACAGACGCAAGCGGAGAACAAGATAAAAAACCTACACCTGCTAAAAAGCCTACACCTAAAAAGAAAGAGGTTTTAAACTCTAGCCATAAGGTATGGGCTAATGTAGTAGTAGGATTAAAGACTGGTTACACTATGGACCAAGTAAAGCAGAAGTACACAGTTTCTAAAGAAGTAGAAGAGGAGTTAACAAAATTAGCTAGCGAATAATGAAACAATTTAAGATAAGTCCAAGCCAATGCGGTAAGATAATGGTTAACGCTCGTAAGAAAGGCGAACTATCTAAAACTACTTTAAGCTACGTAGACGAATGGGTTAAAGAGCAAATCTACGGTAGAAGAAAAGATATTAGTAGTAAGTATTTAGATAAGGGTAACGACGTAGAAGACGCTTCTATTGATTACATATCTAAGATGCTAAATCTAAAAGGTATTAAGAAGAACGAAGAGTTATTCGAGAACGACTTTATGAAAGGTACTCCCGACGTTATAACTAACGACACGGTAATAGACCTTAAAAACTCTTGGGATTGCTTTACGTTCCCTTTATTAGAGAAAGAAGTGCCAAACAAAGATTACTTCTATCAGTTGCAGTGCTATATGGCTTTAACAGGTAAAAAGAAAGCTAAGTTAATCTATACGTTAATGAATACACCAGAGGACTTAATACCTAAATGGGACCTCTTCAACCATTGCTATGACGGTATAGATACTAAGTATAGAATTAAGGTATTTGATATTGAGCGAGACGACGAAGTAATTAAAGAGATAGAAAACAGAGTAAAAGCAATTAGAGAACACATCGCAGTAGTAACTGCATTTATTTAGTAAACAATTAAATTATATATTATGAGTGAAGCAAAAATTTTCGTAGGAAACGGAAAAGAAAACGAACAGTATGGGTTTGTAAACTTTTCAATCTGTTTATCAGACTTACCACAGGAACACGTTAGTGAGTTTAAAGGTAAGAAGTACATTAACTTAACTATCTCTAAGAAGAGAAACGGTGCGGATGATTACGGTAAGACTCACGCGGTTAGTGTGAATACTTGGAAGCCAGAAGGAAAGGTAATAGATGACTCACCGTCAGACCTCCCATTCTAAAAAGGTAGTTTGCATCTTACCTTTTTAAGTACCTACTTAAAGAATTAGATTTAGAAATTATAGAGGGGTGGGAACGCTCCTCTTAATTAAACAAAAACGAAATGAAAAAACTATTAACTACTCTATACAAAAACACACTAAGTCAGATATTACTACTACTTACTGTAATGTTTCTTTCTTACTTCCTTTCTAGGTGGTTCGAATCGCTATATTCGGTGTCTGTTATCGCTTCTGTTATGCTATTGGTTTACGCTTTAGTATTTATTATAGCTGGTATTGTTAACGCTATTAAAGACGGTTTAAAATGAGTTTAGTACTAGTAATGTTAGCAGCTATATGTAATGCTATAATGGACGTGACACAGTTTCATTTTTACAAATCTATATTTAATAAAGAACCTTTTAGCGTTTCTTGGTGGAATGGAGATATATCGTGGAGAAATAAATATAAAAACGGTTCAGTATCTCAAGGGCGTAATAATATCCCTGTATGGTTTACGGATGCCTTCCACTTTTTTAAAAGTTTAATGATACTACTATTAGCTTTAGCTATAATCTCTTATGAAACTATGATCAACCCGTTAATAGATTTATTTATGTTAGGGTTAGCTTGGAACACTTTCTTTTCTTTATTTTACAAACACATTTTAAAATCAGAGACCTATGAGTAAATTACGAAGCGTAAGCACATCGTTTTGGTCTGACCCTTTTATAGAGGAGTTATCACCAGAAGCTAAACTATTATATCTATACCTCATTACAAACGATAAGACTAATATGCTAGGCGTTTATGAGTCAAGTATTAAAAAGATGTCATTCGAAACTGATATAAGCAAAGAAAACATAAAGACATATCTAAACAATTTTGAGGGGTTCGGAAAGATTCAGTATTTAGACAATTACATTATATTAGTTAACTACGCTAAGCACCAAAGATATAATACTAATATGCGTAAATCTGCTATTCAGATATACAACTGTTTACCTGACAGTATTAAGTTCTGCATAGATCTACCTAGTGACATGGAATCTTTAAAAGAAAGTAAGCCAGTCAAAGCAATAGAGAAAGCTGAAGCAGTAGAAGAAAGCGGCTACAAGTACAAAGAGGGGAACTTACAGTTAACGCACAAAGAGTATAGGAAACTAACAGAAAACCATTCCGAAATGATGGTAGACGACTATATTAACAGGGTTGCAAATTGGAAGAACAAAGACAAGATTAAATCTATGTACTTTACTATCATTAGATGGATGTCTAAAGACACTAAAGCTCAACCTGTGGAGGTTAAAAAAGAAAGTAATATTACTGGGTTTAATGAAGTGTTTTAAGTTATGAAGTATTACTATAAACTAAACGACGTAACACAAGGGTTGAACAAACTAAGAGAAAACGGGTTAACTAGAGGTAAAGAAACTGGTTTCCCTTTTGATAATTTAGGTATATCTATTAAACCAGGTTGTACTACTTATTTAGCAGGTGCACCAGCTTCAGGTAAGTCTGAATTTTGGCTTGAAATATTAATTAACTTATCATGTCTTTACGACTGGAAGCACGTTATATTCACACCAGAAACAGGAAACGTGCAGGAGGTATACGCAGAACTATGCTTTAAGTATATAAACAAACCTTACTTTTCTACTGTTGATGGGTGCATGAGTGAAGCCGAAAGAGTTAAAGCCGAGATGTTTATTAGTGAACACTTTATAGTAGTAGACCCTAAAGACGACACTATAACTATTAAAGACTACTACAAGGTGGTAGATGACATAGAGCAAGAATACGGTATAACTGTTAACACTACAACTATAGACCCTTTTAACGAGGTTAAGCATGAGCTAGGAGCAGGTAGACAAGATTTATATATAGAGGAGATACTCGGGGAATGCAGAAGAAACGCAAGAGCGACAAAGAGACATAACTGTTTAATTACTCACGTTAGAGACCAACCTATTATAGAAAAGGAGGGTAAAAGATTTTGTCCTATTCCAACACCTAGAGAGTTCGCAGGTGGACAAGCTTGGTTTAGGAAAGGTGAACAAATGGTTATTGTTTGGCGACCGCCTTACGGTGTCACTAGAGATAACGGTGAAGGAACTTACCAAGCTAATGAATGTATAATAAGAGTAGCTAAGGAAAAGCCAAAAGGAGCGAGTAAAAAAGGCGATTATACTTTTTACTATGACAAAGGCAAGAATGCTTACTACTACGAAGAAAACAACGCTAAATATTATGCTAAAAGAGATTTAAAACTAGAACAAAAGAAAATAAACCTAGAGCCTGAACCAAGTATGGATAGCTATATAAGAGGCGACAGCTTCACAAGGGCAACTGATGAAGACTTAGACTCATTACCATTTTAAAAAACAAACATGACGGATAAAAAACTAAAACACCAAGGCGTACTAGCTGAACTAGTAGCTAAATTAAAAGGCTTAGAAAATAAAACGGAAAGCCAAAAGAAAACATTAGACGACTTAGTAAACATAAGATTCCACATACTTCTAATGTATGATAAAGTAGAGGAGCTAGAAAAGGCTAATACTGAACTTTGCTACAGTAACGCCAACCACGAAAGATTCATCTTTAGTCAGAAAAGACTACTAAAAGCACAAGACAAAGAGTTGAAAGAGATAAAAGAAGTATTACACAATTCTATATAGTTAAAAGTTAGTATATTAAACAAAAATTAATAATAAATGGCAAACAGAAAAAGAGACCTGAGGGTTTGGGTTAACACAGAAGAAAAAGAATTCCTAAAAGATTTAAGAAGTAAAGAAAAAGAGAGAAACAGTTTACTAAAAGAAGAAGCAGGAGCGGCAGGTATTGAGTTAAAAGATATTAAGCACTATTGGTATAAGTCTGAAAAGTTTTCAATGTTCGCTAAGAATAGTGCTAAGACGTATGAAGAGCTTAGAGATGATATTATAGCAGATATGGACGGTTACAGTCCTAAGTACCCTAAAGTAAAGCGTAAGCAATCTAAAGACGGGCATTTACTTGTAATTGATATAGCTGACCTTCACATTAATAAACACGCTAAAGAATATAGTACGCAAGAAGCAGTTAAAAGAGCTATTCTAGGTACAGAAGGATTACTTCAAAAGTCTAGCGGTTTTAATATTGATAAGATCCTTTTCGTTATTGGTAACGATGTTCTTAATACTGACACGATATCTAAAACTACAACAAAAGGAACTCCTCAAGACACAGATGTTCATTGGTACAAAGCTTTTACTATAGCTCGACAGGTTTATGTTAAGTGTATCGAAATGTGTATGCAGGTAGCTGATGTAGACGTTATCCATTGCCCTTCTAATCATGATTTAATGTCTGGTTGTTTCTTGGCTGATAGTTTAAAAAGTTGGTTTAGATTGTCCGAAAATGTTAATTTTTTCATAGGTCCTGACTACAGAAAGTACTACCAATACCATAGAAATATGATAGAACTAGAACATGGAGACAAAGGAAAGAAGGCTAATTTGCCTTTAGTTATGGCACAAGAGCAACCTAAAATGTGGGCGGACACTAAATTTAGATACGCTTATTTACACCACGTACACCATTCAGATAAAACACAATTCCAAACAAGCAAAGATTATATCGGTTGTAACGTAACTTATTTACGCTCTCCATCTTCTGCTGATGAGTGGCACGAATTACAAGGGTTTATTAATATAGTAGCAGTAGAAGCCTTTGTACACAGTAAAGAACTTGGTAGAGTAGCACATTTAACCCATTATTTTTAGTATATTGTAGTAGTAGAGTTGCAGCTACATTTAAAAATATTTTAAAAGTCCTTAGTGTTAGTAGAGTCTGCAACCTCGAAAGCGCTAAGGCTTTTTTTATTATGGAAATTTGGAGACCTATAGAAGGTTTAGAAAGTAGTTACGAAGTGTCAAACTTAGGTAATGTTAAAACTAAAGAGAGGGTTGTAAGAAACTCTACCCACGGTAAAGCAGATGGTTATAGACTTTTGAAAGAAAAGATTCTTTCCCCTAAAACTAAAAGGAACGGGTACTTAGAAGTCAGTTTAACTATTTCCACTAGGAATAGAAAGTCTTTTTATGTTCATAGACTTGTAGCTATAGCTTTTATTGGTGGTATACCAGAGGGTTATAATGTTAACCATAAGAACGGAATTAAATCCGATAACAGTTTAAACAACTTAGAAGTAGTAACGCATTCTCAAAATATGAAACACGCTTACGATAATGGCTTAAACAAACCCCCAGTTAATTATAAGTTTAAAGATAATGAGGTTAAAGATATTAAACGTCTAAAGAAAGTAGACGGACTTTACAACAAGCAGATAGCGGATATGTACGGGTGTAATATCGGTACAATCCAAGGTATAACCTCGGGTAGAACATACAAACACGTTAAATAATGATTTACGAATACTACATAAAAGAAAACCCTATAAGCCTTAACGACTGGTATTCGGGGAAACATTGGACTCAAAGAAATAAGCAAAAAAACAAATGGAGTAACTTATTTAAAGAGCATCTAGATGTCAATCCACCTAACAAACTAACTAAGTATAAGATAACATTACTAGTTAACAGTAGGCACGACCCAAGTAACACTATAACTATCATAAAGATATTTGAAGACACGTTAAAAAAGCTAGGTTATATTGTAGATGATTCGCCTAAATACTGTAAAAGTATAACGATTAAACCAGATTCAACACTAGAAAAACCTAGTTTTAAAATAGTTTTAGAAAGTATTTAATAAAATTATTCTAATTGATAATCAAGGGGTTACATATTGTAGCCTCTTTTTTTTGTTAAAAAGTTAGGAGTTATCAACTTAAATAGTGTATCTTTGAGGAAACGAAACAACAAAAACGAATAACTATGAAATTAAGAAGCGGACAAATTCAAGACGTAAAAAAAGCAATTATCAAAGAGGTAAAAGAGTTAGAGTACGGTACTAAAAGTGTTAATTCTTACGTAACATTAACCGACTTAGATTTAGACCTAGATTACACTTTAAAGGTAGCGCCTGTAGTATATAGCGGTTTAACTTTAATAGCTTGTTTAGATTACTGTGTAGCATTCCACGAAAGTGTTGGAGATGTAGATATAGAAAACACAGAAGATATTGAGACTATAACTATTAAACTTTGGTAATATGGACAACGATGCACTACAAGCGATAGAGATAGTAGACAACTTGCTACTGTCTTATAAAGAAAAGATAAAGCAATTGCCAAAAAACGAAAGACTCAAACAAGGCTTTAACGATATGCTACAGGTAAGGGGCGTATTATGGAACTTAGGAAAGAATAAAAATTAACTTAGAAACCAATTAAAAACAAACAAACAAAAAACAATTATTATGAAAAAATTATTATTACTACTAGCAGTTATTACAAGTTTAACAATTAACGCACAATGGAAGCAGGGTTATTATGTAGATGAATTCGGAGATAGAACGGGTGACACGTATATGCACATGAGAGCTGTGGGAACTTTCTCTAACTCAGCCACGCAAAACTCGAAATGTGTTTATGACTTTTACGATTCAGGCAATAGTATTACTGTAGATGTAAAAGAGTATGGTAGTAGTATGGCTACATCTATAGGGTATTCATTCGAGATAGTAAAAATAAAAACGCCTAGCGGAGAGGTTGAAACAATATATAATACATTCTTCGATAAGTCAGGCGTGTTATTTTTCACTAAAAAAAGATATACTCAACTAAAATCTATACTAGCAGAAAAAGGCAGATACGTCATGGTGTTTAAAAAATCTGGTAAATACTCTAGTTCATCATATAAAGTACTTATCGAAAACTAATCAACATTAAAACTAAATTAAATTATTATGAAAAATCTACTATTAATCGGAATGCTACTTATGTCTGTAGCTAGTTTCTCACAACGTAATATAGAGTATAGAATCACTTCTAATAACCAGGAGCATTACATAGTTACAGGTGACGATGAAATTAAACTTGACTACAAAGTAATTGATGAATACTTATTTGAAATAGACTACTCGAATAGAGTGTTCTACTTTACTAGAAGCGGTGACACTTATGCGCTTAAAATTAAAAGTATTGAAAATAAAAGAGGAGATGAATACACGTATGAATTATATACTAAAAACGGTCTTACTTTCACAATAATTATAAGTGCTACTCAAAAAAGAATAGTTGAAATAATTAAAAACTCTGAAGGCGTGGCTACTAGGTTTGTAGTTCATATAATAGATAAAATACAGTATTAAAAAACAAAAATTAAATCATTATGAAAAGAAGAGAAATAACAGAATTTAACGAAGCGTTCGGTTATCCAGCACCGAAAAAGCCAACTATTAAAGCTAACAACAAACTTAGAAGCAAATTAATTATTGAAGAGCTTACAGAGTATAACGATGCTGTAAAAGATAACGATATTGTAGAGATTGCAGACGCTATAGGCGATATGCTTTACTTAGTCTTAGGAGCAGCAGTAGAACACGGGATAGAGATAGAGCCAGTATTTAACGAGATACACCGCTCTAATATGTCTAAATTAGGCGAAGACGGTAAACCGATTTATCGTGAAGATGGGAAAGTGCTTAAAGGGTCTAACTACTTTAAACCTAATATCAGTAAAACTTTAGTACATTCGATTAACTATAAACCTGGTGTTAAATTCACTACAGATAAAACTATACTCGAGTTAGACGTTGAAATTGAAAAGTACATTAATACTGTAATAGACGTTACTGCTGATTACTTCGACGTAACAGTTAATTCTTTAGCAGGTCCAAGCAGAAAGCAACCTATATCAATCGCTAGACATATTATTTCATACTTATGTTATAAGAGGTACGATTACTATTCAATATTCGGCAAAGAACTTTCGTCTATCATCCATAGAGACAGAACCAGTTTCATACATGGTAATAAATTAGTTAGTCAATTAATTAACTACGATAACAAAGTAGAGTTAGCAGTTAAAGACATAACTAAAACAGTTACCGCTGAACTAGGATAAAAAAGTTAAAAAACAAAGATTAAAATTATGAACGTATTATCACTTTTCGACGGGATGAGTTGTGGACAGATAGCTCTAGACAAATTAGGAATTAAAGTAGATAACTACTTTGCAAGTGAAATAGATAAATATGCTATACAAGTAACACAAAATAACTACCCAGAAACTAAGCAGATTGGGAGTGTTACAGAAGTGAAAGGTAAAGATTTACCAAAGATTGATTTACTTTTTGGCGGTAGCCCTTGTCAGAGTTTTAGTGTAGCAGGTAACGGTAAAGGGTTTAATGGTAAAAGCGGTTTATTCTGGGAGTACGTAAGAGTGTTAAAAGAAGTTAAACCTAAATACTTTTTACTTGAGAATGTAGTAATGAAGAAAGAGTGGGAGCAAGTTATCACAGATGCATTAGGTGTTGAACCGATTAAGATTAATAGTAGCCATTTAAGCGCACAAAATAGAAACCGTTTATACTGGACAAACATACCAGAAGTAAAAGTACCAGATGATAAAGGTATTCAGCTTTGCGACATACTAGAGACCAATTTACCGTCTTGTGGTGTTGGCGGTAGGGTTGTAGGTCGCAGACTTAACGAGATAGGGAAAAGAGAAGATTATAATAAAAGCATTCCTATTAGCCAATATCTAGAGTTAAGAAAAGACAAAAAGTCTAACTGTATGACTACTGTTTATAAAGATTCTGTAGTGCCTTATTTCAAAACAGATAAGCGTATAAAAATAAAATTTAATCAAAATAAGTCTAGCTGCTTAACTGGAGGTGGTAATAGTGGCGGAAATCATTCCGATATGGATATTCTAGTTATTGACCCAGACGTTTGTAGACGTTATTCAGTAACCGAGTGCGAACGACTTCAGACAGTACCAGATGGCTATACAAAAGGTGTAAGTAATACTCAGAGGTATAAGATGCTAGGTAATGGTTGGACAGTAGATGTAATAGCACATATCTTTAAAAATATACCACTAACTTAGTGTTGCGGTTAAAAAGTATTAGGTTTTTAACAAGTAGTTATATATCTTTACAAAAACGAATAACAAAAACGAATATTATGAAAGTACAAGATTTAAGAAACGAATTATCTAACGGAGTGACAGACTTCGCGTTTATCAAAAAAGACGGAACAGTAAGATTAGCCCAGGGCACTACAAACTTGGCTTTTGTTCCAGTAGAAAAGCACCCTAAAGGCGGTAAGGCTAGTGATAAGGTTTTAGCTTACTTTGACCTAGAGAAAGATAACTGGAGATGTTTGTCAGTTAACACGGAATTTATAACAGCTTAAAAAAAACTTTAGTTTAATATGAAAGAGAGATTTATAAAATTATTAGATTCGGTAGGTTATCCCTACCGTTCTATTAACTCAGTAGACAAGAGAGAGTTAATAGAGATACACAAACACATCTTTAAACACCCTGACAGCTACTATAGAGAAAGGACCTGTAGAAGCTGCTTTCTATCAATGTTAAACGACTTAGTAATCAAGTACGAGCTACCTAAAAGAATGGAAGTATCTGACGATTACGAAACTAGAATGTCTATTTGTCGCAGCTGTTCAGCTACAAAAGGGCAAGAGGGTAATAGCGTTTTGATTTGCGGGAAGTTAGGTAGACCTAGTAAAGGAAATTATCCTACTTGCGGGTGCATATTAAATGTTAAGAACCGCTTCAAAAGTCAAAAATGCCCAAGGGGTAAGTTTTAACGGCAAAGAATATGAGTAGTAAGGTTCATACAGGCTTTGGACACGGTTGCAAACGTATAAATAAGAGCCAGTTAGATTGCTTGGAGCATAACGACCTTATTACTTATATTTATTGTTGTATGTCTTTTTTAATTGCATACAATGCCGTTTTAGCCATTGTTAGGCACTTTTAATTTAATATGATATGAAGATAACAAACGAAGATAATATGGAATTGATGGCAAGGTATGAAGATAATTACTTTAATCTTGCAATAGTTGACCCACCTTATGGGATTAATATGGATGGTGGAAAAATTGGAGGTGATAATTGTGTTAAAGCAACAGAATACACTCAGAAACAATGGGATAACAAAGCACCTAATAAACAATACTTTGAAGAACTAAAAAGAGTAAGTAAAAAACAGATTATTTGGGGGGCTAATCATTTTATTGAAAACATACCAAACGCTAACAGTAGTTGTTGGATTGTTTGGGATAAGGACAACACGGGTAATTTTTCAGATAGTGAGTTAGCTTATACAAGTTTTGAAACTGCAGTAAGAAATTTCAAATGGAGGTGGAATGGGATGCTCCAACAAAATATGAAGAACAAACAAAAGAGAATACACCCAACAGAAAAACCTATACAGCTTTATGAATGGCTACTGCAGAACTACGCCAAAGAAGGGGATAAAATACTTGATACTCATTTAGGTAGTGGTTCAATAGCAATAGCTTGTCATAATATGAAGTACGATTTAACAGCTTGTGAACTTGACAAAGAGTATTACGATAAAGCAATGAAAAGACTAAAAGAACATACGGCACAGCAAAGGTTGTTTTAATTGTGCCTAACACCAAAACAAAACAGCGTTTTAATGCTGTTTGTTGACTGTTAAAGAGCGTTTTAATGCGAACTATTAAAAACATTATTTTTATAAACCGCTTATAATTAGTATAATAACACCATGGAAGAAGAAGAAAAGAAACCAAGAAAAAGAAGTACAAAGGCAGAAACTCAAAGAAGAGTTAATGAAGCAATAGATTTTATGTTTAACCAGAATGCTACTAGACGTGAATGGGTAGACTATTGCGAAGATAACTACGACGTAATACCTAGACAAGCGGATAAGTACTGGGCAGAAGCTAAAAAAGTAGTATTAGAAAAGTACTCTAAGAATAGAGAGAATGTAATCAACAATCATTACGGTAGACTTTTTAACCTGTTCAAAGGAGCGCAGAAAGATGGCGAAAGAGAAGTAGCCAGAAAAATTCTAGCAGATATGGCTAAACTTTTAGGGCTTAATGAAGCTGAAAAGAAAGACGTTACAAGTGGGGGTGATAAGATTAACATTAATATTAATATAGATGATGACTAAACACATAGAGAATAATAGACAAGAACGTAAAGCATTACGTACTAAGCCAAGTATTAACAATATGATGTATTTAACTTACACTAAAAGTGGCAGGTATATTAAAGTAAATTGGAGAAGGTTTAAGACTTATGGTGAATGTTAATTTAACCAAAAAGCAAGGTTTAGCACTCAAATATTTAAGAGACAAAGAAACTATAGAAGTACTGTATGGTGGTGCTGCAGGTGGTGGAAAGTCTTTTTTTGGGTGCTTGTGGATTATATTAAACTGCCTTGACTACGACGGTTCTAGATGGTTAATAGGTAGAGCTAAACTAGATGCTTTAAAGAAGACAACGCTTAATTCTTTTTTCGACGTAGCTAACATACTAGGTATAAACGGTAAGTTTAACTATAATGCTAACGAAAAAACTATAACCTTTCTAAACGGTTCGCAAGTAGTTCTTAAAGATTTATTCCACTACCCTAGTGATCCTAACTATGACTCTTTAGGTTCGTTAGAGATTACAGGAGCGTTCATCGACGAGTGTAACCAGGTAGTAGAGAAAGCTAAAAACGTAGTGATGTCAAGAATACGTTACAAGCTTACGGAACACAATCTAACACCTAAAATGTTGATGACTTGTAACCCTGCTAAGAATTGGGTTTATCATAGCTTTTACAAACCAAGTAAGGAAAACACACTACCAGAATACAGAAAGTTTATACAAGCACTTCTAAGCGACAATAAACACGTTCACGAGTCCTACGCTCAATCGTTAGCAAAACTAGATAACGCATCAAGAGAAAGACTTTTAAATGGTAACTGGGAGTATGACGAAGATATAAGTAAGCTATTCGAGTTTTCATCTGTTTGTGATATTTTTACAAATGACTTTATAGAGGAGGGCGATAACTATATAACTGCAGATATAGCACGATTCGGTAGGGATAAAACGGTTATATGTGTATGGAATGGATGGAGGTTAGAAAAGATGAAGTCTATCGACCAATCAAGCATAACAGAATCAGCAGAAGCAATAAGAAAGCTATCGAATGAGTACAGAATACCTACTAGTAAAATAGTAGTCGATGAAGATGGTGTAGGTGGAGGTGTTAAAGACATCTTAAAATGCCAAGGCTTTGTAAATAACTCTAAAGCATTAAAAGTAGAGGGTGAACTACAGAACTATTCAAACCTTAAAAGTCAATGCTATTTTTATTTAGCTGACAAAGTTAAAAACGCTGAAGTGTTTATTAAACATGGTATCTACAAAGAAAGCATTATACAAGAACTTGAACAAGTACGTATAAAGAATATTGACCAGGACGGGAAAAGAGCTGTAGAGGGTAAAGAGAAAATAAAAGAACTCATCGGTAGGTCACCCGATTATGCTGACGCTATAATGATGCGTAGTTACTTCAGTCTTGTAAGTACTACTTCATGGGTCGATAGTCTCTATTGAAAATAATTAAGCTGAAAATGAGGGAGTTATAAATTAATTCCCTTTTTTTTGTTAAAAAGTTATAGTTTATTAACTTGAAGTGCTTATATTTGATGAAACGAATTACAAAAACGAATATTATGACTAGAATAAATGTAGCAGTAAAACCAATCGAGCTTAACGATAAAATGCTAATGGCAGAGCATAGAGAGATTAAGCGTATACCCAATTGCATTAAAAAAGGTCGTTATAATCTTAGCGGCATTCCTGACAAATTTACTTTAGGTACGGGTCATGTGAAATTCTTCTACAACAAGCTTGAGTACTTACACGATAGATACGTAGACCTTTACTACGAATGTCTTAAACGTGGCTTTAACGTAACTAACTACGAAGAAGCTTTTAACGATTTACCAAACGAACTTTATAACTGGTACGATGAAACTGATAGAGACAGGGAGATAATTTTACAGCGTATTAATGAACGATTAAATAGTAACAATTAACAATTAAATAAATAACAAAAACAAACTATGATAGATAAATATTTATATAAAGAAATTTTAGTAAGTGACTATAAGATGGCTTGTGAAAACTATAAAGGAAGTCAGTTATTAACTAGAAACTGGGGCTTGTATTTTTTATACAACAATATTGGACTTTTATTATATATTGGATGGGCGAGGGGTTTTGATAATAGAGTAGGCAACCATATTAGAGGGGCGAGTAATACAAGTTGTTTTACAGATGAGATTTATAAGATAAAATTAATGAACGAGGATTCTTTTGATTCATTTAGAAAAGAATATACAGATTGTTTAGATATAGAATATTACTTAATAGATAAGTTAAAACCTAAATACAATAAACAAAAAGGATTAAAAACTGCTTACATTAATTAATTACAACGATTAAATAATAATTAGAAATAGGGGTTACATATTGTAGCTCCTTTTTTGGTTTATAGCCTTAAATTATACCCTTACTAGGGTGGTTACTTTTTCAACAAAAGAGCGTTACTTTTTCAACACTTGCTACACTAGTAAGTATTTAGTTAGGTAATAAATAGCGTTTAATGCGTCAGACTTACTAATTTTTAGCGCGTTACTTTTTCAACAATGAGCTTACTTTTTCAACAGCGTTTTACTAAAGTGTTGATATACAGTAGTTTTAATCCTTTCAAAGGGTTACCTTATCCTTTCGAACCCTTACCTTATCCTTTCAAACCATTCCACTTTTTTTAGTAACCCTTCGGAAAGTAGAAGTAGAAGTAGAATAAGAATAAGAAGTAGAAGGTTAAGTATAAGTAGAAGTAGAATACTAAACAGAATATCACTAAACAGATGCGCAACAAGTTGCTTTTACATAACTAATTCAATTTAATTCATTATAACCTTTTTAAAGCATTATTATAGCGTTATGGACTCTATATATCATAATAAAAAGATAATCTCTTAAATCGCTTGTTTAACACCTTAAAAGCTATTCTACGATGCAGTTTTACCCTGTTTATTTATTTAGTTCATTAACTAGCTAATAGTATTAATAAATTCCGTATCTTTAATAAGATGATTATTAGCGATATAATAAGCGATAAAAGGCATAGCGTAGGAGTTGACGAAATGATATACCTAGTAGAGTCTTATGTTAAGGATGTTAAGCATAAAAACATAACCGTAAACATATACCAAAACAGCATGGTCAATAAGAGGTTAAACCCTTTAGCGTTTAATATTGAGATTAAGAAACTGTTTAGAGCGTTTACATACGCTTTAGCTCATTACAAGAAGAATGAATCTGTTAGATAAGATTAGAGAAGAAGACGTAGAGAAGTACGGACCTATCTGCGACAATGAAGATTGCAACAAGAACAAAAAGTTCTGCAGGTGTGAATCTTTTAGAAAGTATAAAGAGTCTATAGAATTAAAAAAATCATTAAGAGATGGCAATTAAAGGGCATTTAAGTAGAGGTAGTGAGAAGATTAAGTTTACTATACCTGAGGGTTGGAAAGAACTAACCCTGGAGACCTATGAGAAGATTAACGACGACATGAACGCTTTGGATATCTTTTCTTTACTGTCTGGACTTGACATTCAATTAGTGAGAAAGTGTGACGCTCAAGAGGTAGAATTCTTAGTAAGCCAAATGGATGAATTATTCAACCCTAAAGACTTAGAGACTGACGTAGAATCTGTAGATAGCTTCAAGATTAATGATAGAACTTTTAACGTACCTAGTGACTTGTTAAGCATTAAAGCAGGGCAGTACTATGATATCAAGAAGATTGAAGAGATGTATAAGGATAAGCCTTTAGAAGCTGTTAGAAAGCTACTATCTTATATAATCTTAGAAGAGGGTAAAGAGTACGATTACAAAGATACCGAAGAGAAGTATAACCTGTTTAAACACCTTGACGTACAGACCGCTTTTAAAGTGCGTACTTTTTTTTTGACCAGTCATTTATTATCTATGACAGATTCAAACCGTTATTTGAAAAAGACTTCGATAGTAAAGAGGTTATCGCTGGATACGATGCGCTTAGCAAAAAGTATGGTAGTTTACTTACTGTGTTTAGCCTTGCACAAGATAAAAGTATTATTGAAGGTATTTTCGGATTTAAGGAAAGGATAACAGATTATAAGATAGGTGAGATTTTTACCTACCTAATGTTAAAACAAGAGAAGAACGACTGCGATATTAAATACCAAAAGATATGAAAACTACCAAGATTAGATTCGAAGATCAATATCATAATATTGAGATAGAAGAAAAGAAAGAAGATTTAGATATTAATGAATTCTTTGAGATGTTAATAACCTTAGCAAAAGCTGTAGGTTATCACCCTGATACTATTAATGAATGGTTAAATAATAAGTAATGAACCTAAACACAATACAGAATATATTTAAAGAACTAGCTACTAAGCATAAAGCTATAAAGACGTTTTATACTGGTTTAGCTACTGAGTTTAATAGTGAGTTTAATTTAGAGTATCCTGCTTTAATTATTGACCCTGTAAGCATAACTAAGTCAGCTAGGGAGGGTTTCTTCGTTAATAATTGGAACGTAGTTCTAGAGGTTATAGACCTTATAAACGATGAGCGTAATATGGATGACGTTAACAAGACGTTAGATACTACTCAAAGAATACTAGACCAAGTTATAAGTAGGTTTATTACTGACTTTAACGATAAGCTTTTAACGTACGATAACGAGACGTTGAGAGCTGATTGGGTTATTCAAGATAACTTTAACGTGTTACCGTTAATAGACGACACAGATAAGAATCACACAGGATGGCAAGTATCATTTACAATAACTGAGCAAGTAAGATTTTCTACTTGTTGCAATGATGACGTATTTAATGCCTAGACCATTTAGCCAAACAGTATTAAAGCTGAAGATAGTTTCTAACGACATGATAGACGATATCATAGACGATTTGAATAAGGGTAATAAAAATGCTTCAATGAGTTTAGCAAAGTCTCTTAAATCTAATGTTTTAGATACTGGTGCTAGTATAATATCTGTAAGGTTCAAAGCTAAAAGTCATTGGCGATTTGTTGACAAGGGTAGAAAGCCAGGTAAATACGTGCCTATAGCACCACTACAAAGGTGGGCAAGAGTTAAACTAGGGTTAAGTGAGGAAGAAGCAGAAGGCGCAGCTTATGCGATTAGTAAGACTATTAAAAAGAAAGGTATAAAGCCTACTAATATATTTACTGACAATGTAAACAAGTTTAAGAAAACAGCGTTAAACGTAGTTGCTAAGTCAGGTAAACAGGATGTAGCAGCAGAAATAAGAAAAATATTAAATAGAAAATAATGAGTACAATTTTAACAAGTTCAGTAACAGCAAGTGTAACGGTAAACGGTACAACTTACAGTGCTATTAATAACGAATCTATAACATTAGCTAATGATGAGGTAGTACACCAAGTGTTAAATGTTCCAACTTCAGAAACTACAATAGGTAATCTAGGTTTAGTAGGTCCTGCAAGTTTAAGCGACCTTAGTTATGCTTTAATCGTTAATAGAGACGGTACTAACTTTGTAAGGTTAAGGCTGTCAGATACAGGAGGAGCAACAGCAGATGTTAAGTTAAAAGCAGGTGAGTGTTTTATCTTACATTCTAGAGACCTGAGTGTATCAGCTACAGAAGGGGCTTTTTCATCATTCTCTAGCATTGATAATATTAAGCTTCAGGCAGATACTTCGGCTTGTGATGTTGAACTTTTAATGGCGTACTAATGGCTTTAACAGTAACAAATAGACCAGATACATATAGTGCGGCTTATTTACCTGTTGAATACGTTTTAACGTCTGACTTATCGCCTAATAGTATTAGTGGTGAGATTAATTCTTTTGCAACACTTAGAGGTACTTCGTTTAGCGGTAGTGATATTCTAGTAAATACTAGCACACAGCCTTTACCTTTGGTAGTGGGTGATTATGTATTAATGGATAACGCAGGAGTTTACAACGGTGTACATAGAGTAAGTTCTATTGTTTCGGGTACTGAGGGCGTAAATGTTCAGGAGTTCTATATAGATACACCAGTAAGTACTGAAGAGATAACAGTACCGTTCTTAAACGATGTTATTAAATTAGCTGTAGACGTTAGAAAGCATTACAACAACTATTCAGCTGTTTTAGATGTTTACATAGGTGGTAGCTTTACAGTTAGGTTAAGAAAGAAGAGATACGTAAACAATGAATATATATTTGATTTAAGCTCTATTATCCAAGAGTATTTAGGTAGTGACTTACTTACTTTGGATACATCTACTACTAGTACATCTATAGACTTAAGTAAAGAGGTTTACGTACAGTATGCAGAAGAGTACGACACTATATCAAATTCATTACCTACGTTAACTATACAAGACTTTGTAGATGATTCAGCGAACACTTTTACAGCTGTTAACTCTACTGTTCCTTATGTATGGATGACAGACTTTAGTATAAGTTCTGTAAACTACGACTTAAGCGACTACTATAAGGCAGATGCTTTATTTTCTGCGGGTTCAGCTTATAACTGGCTTACTACTTCTACAGATATTAGAATAGGTAGTAACGATTCATATCAACTAAGCTTTATTAACGGGACAGAAACTTACAACGGTTCACTTAATCCTGTAGCAGTTGACTTAGATTTAGTGTTAAATAAATACGACAGTTCTAACACTTTACTAGGTACTGACATTATTGTTATTGATAATGATTCTACGACTAATTTAGAGGGCGTTTATAACGTGCCTGTTGGTACTTCTAACTTATCAGCTTACTTGACTAGTGATGTCGTTAAATATGAAGTAAGAGCAAGGATAGACGGTTTTGTTTTAGCTAACTATAAGACGTTTATAATTGAAAACGATTGCACAAAGATTCAAAGACGTTTCGAGTGGGTTAATAAACTTGGTGGCTTAGATGCTTTTACTTTCACAGGTAAAGAGGTAAGAGACATAGACATAGAAAAAGAAACTTTTAAGAGAGTTATAGGAGCTAGTAGGAGTATTCCAGAGCGGTCGGTAACTACTTTCGGAGTGCAGACTAAAGATGTTTATACTGTTAATAGCGGTATAGTATCTAAGGTTGAAAAAGAATGGTTAATCAGTTTGTTAGAGTCTCCTGAGGTTTACTTAGTAGTTGACGGGTATAGGCTACCTGTACAAGTTAATTCTACTTTCGGTTTTGAGAAACTAGGCGAAGATAGTTACAATGTTACTATGGAGTACGAACTAGCATTTGAGAAAATAATACAACGTAATTAATGGCGACACCTTTAAACATATACAACTTAGATAAGTTTAACCCTTACGACTTTTTTATTCCGTTAACGTTTAGTATTAATGACTTTAGAGACATTAGCACAAGAAACGGTACATTCAGTAAGACTGTTAAAATACCAGGTACTAAAAAGAATGACTCTTTATTAGGTCATAGCTTTGATATAACTGCGGAGGGTTTCTTTGATAGGAATAAAAGAGTACCTGCGATAATAGAAAAGGATGGTATTAAGTATTTAGATGGTTCTATGCAGCTTAAAAGCGTAGACATAACAGACGGTAAAAGTCATGTTTACAACATCATACTATACTCTAGTCTATCCGATTGGGGTGCTTTGATTAAGGATAAAAATATACAGGACTTAGATTATGATACTTTTACCTATAATGCTGCTAATATTGAAAATAGTTGGTCTTATAATGGACGTGATAATGGTTATACTTTCCCTCTTATTAATTATGGTGAGTTTACTACCTATCCTACCTATGATACTACTAATTTAGTAGTAGAAGACTTTTTACCATCTGTTTTTGTTTATGATGTTTGTAGAAAGATATTTAACGATATAGGTTACCAACTTAAACCTGGTTTCTTTAATCGTCAGGAGTTTAGAGATTTAATAATGCCATCGGTACTTACTGACTTAACCGCATCTAAAGAGTTTTTAAATGATAACAGAATAAGAGCTATAGTAGGTAATACTTCATCCGTAGTACTTAGTACTCAAATAGGTAAATTTAACCTTTATACTGGCTTAGAAGACCCATTTAGTAATTGGAGTAACTTTTACTATGTAGTACCTTTCCCTAATGGCAGTTTTAGCGGTAATGCTACTATAGAGGTTACTAACTTACAATTCTTGTCTGATAATGATGTAACTTTTAAGATTAGTGAATACCAAGACTTAGTGACCTTTAACAGGGTTATTGATGAACAGACTATAACAGTTAAAAAGAACTCGCAAGAAGTAGCAACATTTGAATTGTCATTTAACAACGAACAGTTAACAGATGGTTATTTAATTCTTATAGAATGGACGTCTAGTAATAGTGGTACTTCCTTACAAGTGCTACCTAATGGCTTACAGTTCAATATAACGCCTATATCTGCACCTTTAGCAGATGGTTCTGAAATATCTATTAAGGACTTTGTTTACGACATAGACCAATCTAATTTTATTAAATCACTAGTTCAACAGTTTAACTTAGTTCACTTGACAGATGAAAGAGCTAAAACGGTAGAGTTTCTACATAGGGATGACTTTTATTTAGGTATTGAAGAAGCAGAAGACTGGACAGAGAAGCTAGACGTTAGTAAAAGACAATCTATTGAGCAGATAGACGAAAGGTTAAATAGAAGGTTAGACTTTAAGTATAAAGAAGATGATAAAGACATCTTACTAACTACCTTTAAAGACACTTGGTCAACTACATTAACAGATGATTCTGAAGAATTGTTAAACGAATTTTTAAAAGATGAAAAAACAATCGCAAATCTTCCTTTCGCTGGAAGTGTGGGAAGTGGTACTATTATCCAAAAGACAGGTGGAAGTTTATATTTGCCTCAATTAGTTAACTACTTTAGGACTCCAGATGACTCTATAGACCTACAACCTAGAATGTTAATTTACGAGGGTTTAAAAAGTGGTATATGGACATTCGAGAGTAGTGTTAAAAATAACTTCCCATCTAGCTACTTTATCAAAAAGTCTAGCGGTCAATTTGATGTGTCTTTAAGTTTTAAGAGTCTTAACGAAGTAGATAGGTCAATACAAGATAATGACAAAGGGTTAAAAGATAGGTTCTATAATGAGCAAATAAGACAGTTTAACGAGTCTAGGTTATATACTTGTTATCTAAGGTTAACAGGTGTTGATATTGTTAATTTAAACTTTAGAAAACCTAAGCTAATTAACGGAGTTTATTACTATCTTAATAAAGTAGAAGATTACAAGGCAGGAGTATACGAATCAGTTAAATGTGAACTAATACAAATAGTGTAAAAATGGCAAAAGAAGAAGTATTTTTTGGAATAAACATAGATACGGGGGAAGCGATAAAAGACTTTGGTACTCTTAAAAAACGAACAAAAGAGTTAAAAAAAGAATTAGACGGTACTAAAGTAGGCACTAAGAGGTTTAAAGAACTACAGACGGAGATAACTAAGAACCAAGGCACTATAAGACGTTTTAACCGTGAGTTAAGAGAAACTAAATCTTTAGCTACTAGAGTAGGACAAGGTGTTACTACAGCGTTTAAAAGAGTAGGCGTAGCTATGGCTGGAGCTTTTGCGGTAAGCGGTATCTTTCAAGTCGTTAAAAATGGTATTAAAACTTTCGCAGATTTCGAACAGAAAATAGCTGATGTAGGAGCAGTATCAGGAGCAACAGCGACAGAACTTAAAGAACTTGAGTTATCCGCTAGAGGTTTAGGTAAAAGCTCTATATTCACAGCTGAACAAGTAGCTGGACTACAGTTAGAATTAGCTAAGTTAGGTTTTACTACAGATGAGATTATAAGTGCTTCTGGAGGTATATTAGACTTATCTACAGCTTTCAGAATAGATTTATCACAAGCAGCTTCTGTCACAGCATCAACTCTAAGAGCTTTTGGGTTAACAGCTGATGATACTACAAATTTAACTGACTTAATGGCTGATGCGTTCTCTAGCACAGCTTTAGACATAGATAAATTCCAAGAATCAGTAAAACTAGTAGCTCCAGCTGCTAAATTAACTGGTGTAGCTGTTGAAGAAGTATCTGCTTTGCTTGGTGTTTTAGCTAATAACGGACTTAGCGGTTCAGTTGCTGGTACTCAGTTAAATAGAGTATTTATTGAACTTAATAAAAAAGGGCTTACACTTGAAGAAGCTATGATTAGGGTTAACAATGCTACCGACCCTTTTGCTGAGTCTTTAGCGTTAGTTGGAGATAGAGGTGGTAAAGCTTTAGCTATTTTCTCTACTCAACAAGAATCTTTAAAAGCTTTAAGAAAAGACTTTGCTAATGTAACAGGAGAAGCCAGTAAGCTAGCTAAAGCCTCTGGAGACACTTTAATTGGTGCTACTAAAAGACTACAATCAGCTTGGGACGAGTTTGTTTTAAGCTTATCTGAGACTGATTCCTTTATGGCTAGGATAACTAGAGGAGCAGTAGAATTAGGTACTTCGTTTTTAGAACTTATCACTGATTCAGAAGAATTAAGTGAATCAATGGAAAAGCAAAGGATAGAGCTTAACGTTTTAATATCTAGGATTACTGACGCTAATATTAAAGAAGAGGATAGAATAGATCTTATACAGCAACTAAACAAAGAGTACCCTGAGTTTTTAGGCAACTTAAACGCTGAAACAGCTACTAACGAAGAGTTAGCTATGAGATTAGGTGAAGTTAACCAAGAGATGATTAATAAAATTGCTCTTCAGTTACAAGATGAAAAATTACAAGAGAAACTTAAAAAAGCAGCTAAATTACAAAATGAGATATTTGAAGAAGAAGGTAAAATTAGAGCTAGAATCATAGAACTTAATGAAGACTATAATTTAGGGATAGCTACAACTGGAACCTCTTTTGAGAGGATGGCAAGCGCTGCTAAATCAGCTTTAGATGCTCAGACTATAATCACTGATAACTTCAAAACTGGTTTACCTACAGTAAATTCCCAAGGTAGAGCTAATGACAAATTAAGTAACTCGTTAATGTTCTTAAAAGATATTCAAGAAGACTATAACGAAGCACAACAAGAAGCAATTGACCTTCAAACGCAAAGACAAAGACTTGTTGAGTCTTTATTCGGTGGTGAAGACCCTAATGCACAAGCTGACCCTACTACTCCTGACGTAAGTACTACGGGGGATTCAAAAGCTACTAAGAAAACAGCAGAAGAGTTAGAAAAACAAAGGAAGCTTTACTTTGATCACGAAAGACTTAAGATAATGGTCTTAATGGATGGTGAAGAAAGAGAATTAGCTTTGATTGATCTTAAATACGAAAAAGAAAAGCAGAAACTCACAGAAGCTGGTCTAACAGAAGCCCAAATATTAGAAGCTAATGAGAGAGATAAGGAAGCTATAAGGCAGAAATATAGAGAGAAAGAAGAAAAAGCAGAAGATAAAAAACAAAGAGACCTTAAAAAGCTTAGAGATGCTGAAGCGAAATATGATAAAGAACAATTAAAAAAGAAAAAAGCGGACGCAGAGAAAGAAGCGGAAATTAATAACTCTAGATTTGATTCTGCGGCTAGTTTAGTTAATTCTACAATAGCTTTACTAGATAGAGATGAAAAGTCTAGAAAAAAGAACGGTAAACTCATAAAAGCTCTAGCTATTGCAGAGATTGCCATTAACACACAAAAAGCTTTAATGAATGTAGAAGTTAACGAGAAATCGCCTTTATTTTTACCTAACTTATTTACGGGAGGTTTAGCTGGTTTAACTATTGGTACTGTTCAAAAAATAGCTATAGCAGCACAAGGTATAGCAAGTGCAGGAATTGTTGCTAGCCAAAAGTTCGCTAAAGGTGGTATCTTAAGCGGTCCAAGTCATGCACAAGGCGGTATTAAAACTAATCTAGGCGAGTTAGAAGGTGGTGAAGCTGTTATTAATAAAAAGTCTACTGCTATGTTTGGCGGTGCTTTATCTGCTATAAATGAAGCAGGAGGAGGTAAGAAGTTCGCTAAAGGTGGGGTTTTAGGAGTGCCTTCGACAGTTAATACACCAGACACAACAAATAGCCAAGTACTAAGAGCAATTAACAATATTAATATTAAACCTACAGTAAGTGTGGTAGAGATTAACGACGCACAAACTAGAATATCGGAAATTCAAAACAATTCAACATTATAAAATGAGAGAAGAACTAGCAAAATTAACAGGAGTAGACAGAGAAGTTATAGATAAGCTTTTCAATGAGTTTTTAATAGATGGTCAAGCAGCTAGTAGATACATCGTTAGAAATGAATTTAAGGAAATTAAAAAAGCGCAACCTAAAAGAAGCAACCCCGATATATACTTTGAATTATCGGAAAAGTATAGAGTGAGCGAGTCTACTGTTTATAAGTGGGTGACAAATTATACACAATTTTAAAAACCGTAATTTTTTTTATTCATAATTAATACTATAATTGAGCAATATGTGGTACAACGCACAGAAAACAAACAATTTAGTAGAGGTTGACCTATTCGACGAAATCGGGGGATGGGGAATCTACGCTAAAGAATTAAAAGATGAATTATCTTCTATAATTGGAAATCCTACCGAGGAAGTAGTAGTTAACATTAACTCGCCTGGTGGTTCTGTCTTTGAGGGTATTGAAATCTATAACTATTTAAAAGGGTTGCCTAATAAAGTAACTGTAAAGATTAACAGTTTAGCTGCTAGTATCGCTACGGTTATCGCTTTAGGTGCAGATGAATTAGAGATTAGTGAAAGTGCTTTCTTTATGATTCATAACCCATGGACAATGGCAGGCGGTGAGTCTGAAGATTTAAGGAAACAAGCGGACGTACTAGACAAGATTAAAGAAACTATCTTAAACATCTATAAGAAGAACTCAAATCTATCCTTAGAGCGTTTAACTTCTTTAATGGATGAGGAAACATGGTTAACAGGTTCGGAAGCGTTAGAGTACGGATTTGCTACTAGATTAACTGAAGGAATGAATGTAGCTGCAATGGCTACTACTGAAATAGTAAATAATTTTAAAAATAAACCAAATAGCTTACAAATGGCAGAAGTACAAGAAGCAGTAGAAACTGTTGAAGAGGTAACTGTAGAAGCGACTGAACAAGTAGAAGCAGTAGAAACTGTTGAAGAAAATATTGAAGAGGTTGTTGAAGACGTTACAGAAGAAAAGGAATCTATCCTAAATAAGGTTAAGGTTTTCTTAAACAATAAATTAGGCGAAGCGTCTAACGAACTATCTGACAGATACGGGGAAGTTTCAAACGAATTAAAAGAAGCTAAAGAAGCTAACGCAGATTTAAGCAACGAAATCGAAGAGACTAGAAACGTATTAGAAGAGTCGTACAAAGCTATGAACTCTCTAAAGGATAGTATCGAAGCTAAAGAATTAGAGATTAAAGAGCTTAAGGCTAAACTATCTGAAACAGAGGGCGAAGAATTAAAGCCAGTTACAGAGGTTAAAAATGAAGTAAAAACAAAAATGTCTTTTAGAGACGTAGTAAAGAATAAATTAAATAAATAAAAATGGCATTAGATTTAGCAGGATTATCAAATTACACTTCTGAACACGCAGAAGAGTTTTTCGCAAAAGCAGTATTAAAGTCGAAGACTTCGGCACAAATGAACATCCTAACAGGATTCAAACCAGGTACGCACAAGCTACCAGACTTTTCACATGATTACGACTTGTTTCAAGACGGTTCAGCTTGTGGATTCAACGCACAAGGTGATTTAACAATTGAGCAAAGACAAATTATTGTAGAGTCTTTTAAAATCAACACACAGTATTGTGTTAGAGACTTAGAAGCTAAGTTTACACGTCAAATCATGCCAGCAGGTCAAGAGTATGACGGTTTAGCACCAATCGAAGCAGGTTTATTAGCTGAGCTTTCTAAAGGTATCGCTAAAGCTGTAGAATTAACTTTATGGAGAGGTAACAAAGCAACAGCACCTAACGCTGTATCTTCATACGACTTAATGAACGGATTAGATAAAGTTATCGCAGACGAAACTGGTAACCTTGCATACGAAGGAGCTACAGGAGCTTTAACAACTTCTAACATTATCGGAGCAGTTGAAGCACTTTACGAGAACTTAGGTTCTGACGCTTTCTCTGGAATTGATGAAGAGAATGACTGGGTAGTTTTAATGGGTGAAGACAAAGTAAAGTTATACGAAAGAGCTTACAGAAACACTCACGGAGCTGTAGTATACAACACAGGATTTGAAAAGAGATTTGTAGACGGTACTAACATTGCTATCGAAGGTGTAGGGGGTCTTAATGGAACTGATAAATTAGTTTTAGCTAGACGTTCTAACTTGGTTTTAGCTGTTGATTTAGCTAATGAAGAGCAAGACTTAATGGTATACATGGACCAAGATATGGAAAATGTAAGAGTTAAAGGTAGGTTTGCGATGGGTGTACAATTACACTTCCCATCTGAGGTTTCAGTAGATAACTACTAATAATAAGATTTAATAACGGGGGTCTTCGGACTCCCTTTTAAAAAGATAACAAAATGGCAGAATGT